CGTGAGGGCGGCTGAATTGGGACCCCGGATATTCCCAAAGGCTAGTGCATGGCCCCATCCAGGTCTCCTGGTGACGTAAAATACTGCGAAAGCATGGTCACCCGGACTAACCCGCTGAAGAGGACGTCCATTTCTTGGTAGAAATGGGAACCCTCTTACTGGAGCACTAACAGGTGAAGATTCCTGCTCTGCCTGTGACAAACGCACATTGGGTGAAGTGAAGTACCAATCCCCTTACGAGGAGGGCTAGCACCCCGACCTTGTGAGCCGTGTAGTTACCTCAGGTAACCATCAACTACGTCTTTATATAAAATTCAAAGCTATGAACTTCATTAAAACGCAATTGGTACTATGGTTAAAAGCCGCAAAATTATTTGGGACCCTTGGAGCCGTTGGGCTCCTCGTTCTACTCAGCCTTCCCTTTTGGTTTGTTACCGGAATTTTCCGTTCAGACACAAACGTTGGGCTGTATATCGAATATCGAAACCTTGCCAACTGGTGGCGACGTTGGAATGTTCGACGAGTCTTGGAGGAGGCTGGATGGTTTATTAAACTCACCGCCTTCAAACCAAAACATGTAGATTTTCGCTGGTTACGACCGAGCGAATGGTCCCGAGTAATGTTGCGGCTAGTTCGCCTTCTCGGCCTTCCTGCTGGACCATCGATGGTCTTAGCTGATCGCCTCCTCAAGTTATGGAAAGGATCCGGTACACCGTTCCTTATCATATATCTTAAGGAGTGCCGACTGGCTTTGATCGCGTGGGCTAACCGATCCCCTTACACTCCGAACCCCGGTTGTAGGGTTCGCTTGGCACCATGTGGTATTCCGGCTGTAGTTCCTGTCGGGCTTCGTCCTATTAATTTAGGATCGGCCTTCGGGAAGCTGCAGTTTAGAGGACTTCACACGGTGTTCAGCTTGTATAGAGTGCTAGATTGGAAGGGTGCAATGCCGGATTTCTCCAGCATCGTAAATCCTTTTACAGGGATTTCCGCAACATTGCCTCTTCCGGAGCTGAAGACGGTCTTACGTCTCTTCTGGGTCCCAGATTGGTCCGCGTTTGCGGGCCACTGTTTGCCTTGGGAGAGTACGTCATCAGGGCCTAATCATCCCTGGTCCACTTGGAGTAGCGCGAAAGATAGCTTCGCCTGGGCGCTGTCCCCCATCTTGTTGATGTGGTATGCGCTCTGGTGTTTGCGATCAAAACAACCATTACTAGCCATCTGGCTGGTAGCGTTGGCGCATCTTATCCTCCCGGTGGCGATCTTGATACTGATTAGAGGGTCTGTCTTCCGCCTTGGCCGATTGGCCGTTCTGGCGAAAGATGGGGGCGGTAAACGACGAATTGTAGGAGTTGTCGACTTTTGGTCGCAGTGGGCATTAAAGCCCCTCCATCGATTCTTGTTTGCCCTTCTAAAGGGGATTCCGCAAGATGGGACTTTTGATCAGATGGCTCCTATTCAGAGCCTTCTTCATTATTCCCGTCTGGGTATGCCGATCTTTAGTTTCGACCTCTCTAGCGCGACGGATAGATTACCCGTCGCGCTTCAGGAACAGATTCTTACCATTTTGATTGGGGCCTCCGGA